CCTCTTTATGACTACCCAGCTAAGAAGCAACCTAAATTAGAAGGTCCTCTTTATGACTACCCTAAAAGTCCAGCTAGGAAGTTCGCTGGTAAGAAAGCAACTGGCAGAGCACCTGTAACACACACAGTAACTAGAAACCGACGTGGCTACATGCCTAAAGTAGTTAAGGTTCGAGATCCTGCGCCTATTTTAGGCCGTAAGGCTGGTAAGTGATGCCTTTAAAACCGGCCCTTCGGCCCCCTGTAGGAAAAAAAAGTTCCGAGGAAGCTTCAAATGACGCTATTCAGAGAGCAGCACAATTAAGGATGCGGGCGAAGAAATGATTCATCCAGCGTTTATGGGCCACACTTTGTCAGGGGATAACACTAAAGAGAACGTCGCTAAGTTCTTAGCTGGTGGTCTTGTCCTTGATAAAGACGGTTGGTTAAGCGGGGTAACCGTAATCGTAGCTCCTATCCCTGAAGCTTTTACTCAGGCAAAAATTGAGCCAATCGGTGCTATTCTGCACTCTAATGCTGCTCCTAGGTTAACGCCTTGGCAGAACCTAATTAAGTTTTGGGCTAGGACGGATATTAACGGGGAAGCTCACTTCCAGGTTCCTATGACGGGTCCTGGAATTCAAGCTGTTCCTTTGGGTAGAAAGGCGGATTGTAACTACAAGGGTAACTTCTTTTTCAAAGATGGGAAACCCCGAGGTTACATTTCTTTTGAAACCGCCGATTTCGGAGGAGCTTCACTCCCGACTACGGTCTGGACTCCCTCGCAGTTAGACTTCATGATTGCAGTAAACTTCTTAAGTTGCGTAGCCTACAAGACAGCCTGTAGTCAATGCCCCACCCCTTATTCCTCTGGGATTGATTACCACTCTAAGTTTAAAGAGTGGAGCATTTTCACGGGCAAAACTTGTCCAGGTGCGGCTCGCATCCGACAGATGGATTACATTAGGAGCGAAGTTGCGAGCAGACTTATTGAGTACTACGCTCAGTGTGGCGGCTCCTGTCCAGTTTGATTTACCTGCGGAACTAGTTTCAGGTTTGTTTGGTGGTTCTGTAGTGGGCGCGTTGGGCTTTGTTATGTTGAAGGGGATTCTAGCCCAATTAAAAAGTTACAACGAGCTAGTAGTTTCTTACCAGAACCGTGAGAGCGGGATCTTAAGTGAGAACGCTCAACTGAGTAGAATGAACGAAGACTTTTCTACTATACTTCATGAGAACTCCGTGCATCTCGAAGCCTGTAGGAAAGAAAACGAGATTTCTATTCGTAGGCTAGAAACATTAGCCGTCGAAATTCTCGATCTGAAATCCAAGATCGTGAAGCTGGAAAGACAAATTCATAACAAGGAGAAACTAGATTGAGTGATAAAGTTAAGAAGTCCGTCCGTAAGGCTGTTGCAACTTTTCTTTTTAGCACCATCGGTGTTACTATTGGCGTTAATGTTCTCGACGCTGATATCGAATTTTACAAACTGGTCCTTAGTACGGGTATCGGTGCAGTTCTGAACTACGTTTATCGGTGGGCAGAATCTGTTATGAAGGAAGATTTAGCGTAATGTTTAGGGGGATCAGTTATTTTTCACGTTTAGCCAGAATCGCCTCCCGCTACCTTCCTGTAGGAGAAACGTTCCGAGGCCGGGTTAACCCTCAGGGCTCAGAGGGGGGTACGGCTCCTAGGTCCTTTGAGGGGGGCCTTAGAGGGTCTAAATGGGTCAACAATGCCTAAGCCAGCCCCTATTTCCGGTAAAGACATGCGATTAGAGCTAACCGCAGCTTTAAGACGCACAGCAATTAATCCTACAATTTATGGTTACAGAGCTCAGGATCACCAAATTCCGTTTCACGCTAGTAAGAAAATGGGTCGTCTTTTCTTAGGTGGTAACCGTGCAGGAAAGACAGTTGGTGGTGCTGCTGAGACAGTTATGTGGCTAACTGGTAAACATGCTTATCAAGACTTAAAGTTCAAGACTCCCATTCGTGCTCGGTCTGTTGCAGTTGACTTCGAGAACGGTGTTAAGAAGATTGTTCAACCGGAAATCGCTCGCTGGTTACCGCCTTCCGAGCTTAAGAACGGGAGTTGGGAAGATAGTTATGAGAAGTCTAGTAAAACCCTTACCCTGGAAAACGGATCAACCCTTGAGTTCATGTCTTATGACCAAGACAAAGACAAGTTCGCAGGAACAAGTCGTCACCTCGTATGGTTTGACGAAGAACCACCGGAAGGAATCTTTAACGAAAACTTGTTGCGTCTTGCTGATGTTGGTGGTCACTGGATTATGACGATGACTCCACTCATTGATATGAGTTGGACGATTGACAGGTTGTACGAGACTTCTAACAAGGGCCAGAACGCCAACATTGATGTGTTTGAAGTTAACACAGATCAAAACAAGTACGTGTCGCAAACTACTCTCGATATCTTGTTGGAGGGCCTAAGTGAAGAAGAAAAACAAGCTCGTAAGGCTGGGCGATATCTTTCTTATACTGGTGCCATCTACGGTGCTGTACTCGGCCCTGATATATTTGTCCCACCGTTGGTGGGTACAGACAGATGGGATTTGGTCCATCGTACCTGGGGCCATTTTGGTATGTTGGATCATGGGTTTACTAACCCTACTGCTTTTCTTTTGGGAGCTTTCGACAAGAACGGAAGAGTAATCATCTACAAGGAGTATTACGTCAGTGGAAAGATTGTTAAGGAAAACGCTAAAGCCATTGGCGAAATTCTCGATGAACTCAATCTCCGTTTTAAGATTGACTACATTGTGGCTGATCCGTCAACACGGAACACAGACCCTATCTCAGGTACTTCGATCCAGCAAGAATACGCAGAACACGGAATCTACTTAGCGTTAGGAAACAATGACGTCAAAGCGGGAATTAACCGAGTCTACAGTCGCTTCCAAAACAAGCAACTCTATGTCACCACGGACTGTGAAAAGACGAAGTGGGAATTACTCCGTTACCGCTGGGACAAATTTGCCTCAGAAAAAACTACAGCAAAGAGTAACCTTAAAGAAACACCGATGAAGAAGAACGACCACGCCTGTGACGCATTACGTTACGGGGTCGTATCTAGGCCCTCACTTCCAGGTGAGGTAGTTTTAAAGACTGGCAACTTGTTAAACGCTCCGTCAGCTATTTCGGAAGGGCACCCGATGATGGACTACGCTTTAATGCCTGAGAGCCAGAACCAACTCACTATGTTTGATTCAGAATTAGGGGATGATTATTAATGATGCAGCCTGTAGTTTTAAAGGGTCCTTTGCCCATTTTACCCGCCGTTTGCTTTAGGTGCAAATGTTACGAAAAAGAGTACTTTGTCGATACTGGCATCGACACTGAGTTTGACGGTAGAATCTTTTTGTGCAATCATTGCATGATTGATTTCGTTAAAGTAATGCCTGATGCATATACAGCACGTGATGTTCTTCTTATGGAGATTGACTCCGATAAGATTAAGGACGCTTCTTCTAATGCGCTTCGACGTTACGATCACTTACTCAAGTCGCTTAAAGCTTTAGGTTTAGATATCAAGTCTCTATTAGATCGAGAAGAAAAGGCAAACAAGAATGAGCGAACAAGAGAACATCGAAAGTCAATTGCAGTCAGAGATTCAGTTCCTGAAATCACTGATCCTCTCGCAGCAAGACCAGATCCAAAACCTGATGATTTTAGTACACGAGACCAACTCGACGACACAAAGATTGACCTCCTCGCTGGACAATTTGACGCAAAAGCCTTCTCCAATCGCCTTTTCGGACACGGATCAACGACACTTGATGGATGAAGAAGATTCCGAGGATTACGACATGTCGGAATTTGAGGAAGTTCTTTCTATTTTAGTTGGAGAAGAGGACTCCCCTGTAGGTCCTGATGCGGAAGATTTAGAAATGATGGGTATTGTGATTCCAGATGAGTGATAAAAACGTACCTAAAGAGGTTACGGATTGGGAAGCCAAGTTCGTTCAGTGTGCTGCTGCTCGCCAGACTTTTGAAGAGCAATGGTACTATAACATGGCTTTCTATTTCGGGCGCCAGTGGGCTGTCTGGGATAAAAACGGCGTAACTAACCGAATGGTTGAACCTCCTGCTCCCCGTAACCGGGTACGTTTAACGACGAATAAGGTAAAGCCTATTATCCGTCGTGAGATTACGAAGCTTTGCAAGTCAGAACCTCAGTTTTACGTCGTTCCTAATACTACTGAGCCTACTGATATCGCCGCAGCTAAGGTTGCAGAATCTGTGGCCGATTGGTCGATGAAAACTTCCAATTTTAATAAAGCGCGACGGCAGGCTACTTACTGGATGGCCATTACCGGAGTGGGTTTTATTAAGGTTACGTGTCCTAAAGAGGACGCTAACATTATTTACGAGCCTGTTATCCCGTTCCATCTTTACTTCCCTTATTTGCAGGAGCAAGAAGTAAATGCCCAGCCGTATTTCTTCCACGCTCGGGGATATTCTCCTGAGCAAGTCTACGACAAGTACGGTATTGAAGTTAAGCCTGATGCTTCTACTTCTGGCTCTACTTTAGATCAGCGGCTATTCGCTGCGATGGGTATTAAGAACCACTCGGCTAAGAATATCAGTTTAGTTAAGGAAATCTGGATCAAGCCCTGTAAGAATTACCCAGAGGGCGGCTTGATTGTGATGGCCGACAAGAAGATTCTTTACGCTTACAGTTCGCTCCCGATCATTGACATGGATGAAACAGACACCCCTGTAGAAAACGCCATCCTTGGAAATAAAAAGACTCATTCTGAGACAGATTTTCCTTTCGAGCACGGTGAGTTTCCCTTGTTTAAAATGGATCACGTTCCTACAGGGCAGTTCTACGGGGAATCGGTCATTAAAGACTTGATTCCTCTTCAGAAGGAGTATAACCGTAGTCGTTCACAGGTTTTGGAGTCGAAAAACCGTACAGCTAAGCCTCAGATGGCTTATATTAAGGGCTCAGTTGATCCTACAAAGATCACTTCCGAGCCTGGTTTAATGATTCCTGTTCAGCCTGGATTTGAGAAGCCTGAATACTTGCGTCAGCCAGAAATGCCGATGTACGTTATCCAGGAATTTGATCGAATCCAGCAGGACATGGACGACATTAGTAACCAATTTGAGGTTGCTAAAGGTAGAACTCCTCCTGGTGTAGAAGCTGCATC